AAGTTATACAGAAACAGATTCTAATGTTTTAACAGATGCTGTTTTAGAAAATATTATTTTAAATGCACAATATAGAATTTTTAGAGATGTACCTATTGATGCAGATAGAAAACAACAGTCAGGTAATTTAGTTACTGGTCAAGAAACAATTAACGCTCCAGCAGGAGCCGTGTTTATTAGAGGGATACAAGTTTACGATTCTACTTCAGAAATTACAGGGCCTAACGTATGGTTAGAAAAAAAAGATATAACTTATTTACAAGAATACGTATCTTCAACTGCATCAGCTAAAAGAGGTCAACCTAAGTATTATGCAATGTTTGGTGGTGCTACAGGAGAGTCAGATACTACTTCTGGAAGAATGATGTTTGCTCCAGTTCCTGACACAACATACAAATTTAGAGTTCATTACAATGCAATGCCAGCATTATTAGAAAATGATGATACTAATTACATTAGTCTTAACTTTCCAAATGGGCTATTATATTGCTGTTTATCAGAGGCATATTCATTTTTAAAAGGTCCAATAGATATGTTGACACTATATGAAAATAAGTATAAACAGGAAGTACAAAAGTTTGCTAACGAGCAAGTTGGTAGGAGACGAAGAGACGACTACACAGACGGAGCAGTTAGAATACCAATTAACTCGGCAAACCCGTAGGAGATTAATTATGGCAATAACATCGGCAATTTGTAACAGCTTTAAACAAGAGATTTTAGTTGGTACACATAACCTTACTGCATCAAGTGGTAATACTTTTAAAATAGCTTTGTACACAAGTTCTGCTACACTAGGAGCAAGTACAACTGCTTATTCAACAACAAATGAAATTTCAAATACATCTGGATCTGCATACAGTGCAGGAGGAGCTACTTTAACAAGTGTGACTCCAACTTTAGACTCATCAACTGCAGTTTGTGATTTTGCAGATGTAAGTTTTACCAGCGCAACATTTACAGCAAACGGTGCTTTAATATATAATGATACGCAATCAGATAAAGCTGTAGCAGTTATCGCTTTTGGTGGTGATAAAACTGTAACTAGTGGAACTTTTACAATTCAATTCCCAACAGCAGACGCATCCAACGCTATAATTAGAATAGCCTAAAGGAGTAACGCGGTATGTCCGTTACTAGAACTTTTACGGTAACGGTAGTTAGTACCGATTCAGGAAATAAATATTTCATTGATGGTGTACAGCAAGCTACAGTAAATATAGCTGAAGGTTTTACTTATAGATTTGATCAATCTGATAGTTCTAACTCTGGACACCCATTAAGATTTTCTACAACGAGCAACGGCACACACTCAGGAGGCACTGAGTATACCACTGGAGTTACTACCAATGGAACACCAGGAAGTTCTGGAGCTTACACACAAATTACAGTTGCAGCATCTGCACCAACTTTATATTATTATTGCACTCAACACTCTGCGATGGGTGGACAAGCAAATACTCCAACGTCAAACACTTGGGGTGTTTTACCTTGGAACCAAAATAGTTGGGGACAACAAGATGCAATTAATGTTTCAGTTACGGGAGTATCTGCTAGTTCATCTATTGGATCTGTATCCGTATCAACAGAAATAAATGCTGGTTGGGGTAGATTACCATGGAATGAAAATGCTTGGGGCATTGCTGGTGATGTATTATTAGATGGTCAACAAGCAACAGCTAGTGTAGGATCAATTTCTCCTGCAGATGTAATGGGATTAACAGGTGTTTCTTCAACAGCAAGTGTAGGATCACCAACAGTCATAGGGGATATAACACAAACGTTAACTGGTGTATCTGCAACAGCTTCTGTAGGATCAATTAGTCCTGCAGATGTGATGGGATTAACTGGCGTATCAGCTACATCTTCTGTAGGATCAATTACTCCTGCGGATGTAATAGGACTAACAGGAGTTTCTGCAACAACGTCAATTGGAACTCTTTCTATAAATAGTAACCCAACTGTAAATGTAACTGGAGTATCAGCTACATCTTCTGTAGGTTCTTTAACTCCTGCGGATGTTATGGGATTAACTGGAGTATCAGCTACATCTGCCGTAGGTTCTTTAACTCCTGCAGATGTTATGGGATTAACTGGTGTATCAGCAACAGCCTCGGTTGCTAGTTTTGGAACTGCTACAGGTTTTGGTATCCAAGCATATCAGGCTATTGACACTGGTTCTAATACAAGTTATACAGACGTAACAGGAAAAGCAGCGTAATAGGAGATAAAAAATTATGGCATCAACATACACACCTTTAGGAGTTGAACTTCAAGCAACTGGTGAAAACGCGGGTACGTGGGGGACAAAAACTAATACAAATTTACAAATTTTAGAACAAATATCTGGTGGATTTACACAACAATCAATAGCTGGTGGAGCACAAACTACAACTTTATCTGTGTCTGATGGATCAACTGGAGCTGTATTATCTCACAGAATGATTGAATTTACAGGCACAATCACAGGAAACCAAATTGTAACAATACCTCTAGATGTTCAAACTTTTTATTTTTTAAGAAACTCAACATCAGGTGCATACACAGTACAGTTTAAATATGTTTCTGGATCAGGAGATTCATTTACTTTTGCGTCAACTGATAAAGGTGATCAATTAATTTTTGCAGCAGCAAACGATTCAACAAATCCTGACATTATTACTTTAGCTTTTGGTGATGGTGATGTTACAACAACAGGAACACAAACTTTAACAAACAAAACTTTAACAGCTCCAAAGATTGCAGATGGAGGTTTCATTGCAGACGCAAATGGAGCAGAACAAATTATATTTCAAACAACATCTTCAGCAGTAAATGAATTAGAGGTAACTAATGCAGCTACAGGAAATCCACCAATTTTAGGTGCGAGTGGAGAAACTAACGTTGATGTACATATTAAACCAAAAGGTTCTGGAGAAACTAGAATTGGAACAGGTGCAGCAGCTGCAACACTTACAACGAGTGGTGCACATGATCTTGTATTAGATACAAACTCAGGAAGTAACTCAGGATCAATTACAATTACTGATGGTGCTAACGGTGATATTTCAGTAACACCAAATGGAATTGGAAGAGTTTCTTTAGGTGCCGGTGCAATTCAACAACTAACTGAAAAAATTACAGTATCAGCAACAGCAGCTACAGGTACAATTAACTACGATGTTATCACACAAGCAGTTTTATATTTTACATCCGCAGCCTCAGGTAACTTTACGGTTAACTTTAGAGGAGATGGATCAAACACTTTAAATTCTATCATGGACACTGGAGAGTCTCTTACAACTGCTTTCCTAGTAACTAATACAGGGACACCTTATTATAACAACGCTGTAACAATTGATGGATCTTCTATAACTCCAGAGTGGCAGGGTGGTTCAGCCCCAAGTGCTGGAAACGCTAACTCAATTGATGTGTATACTTATACAATAATTAAAACTGGAGATGCCACATTTACAGCATTAGCAGCTCAAACACAGTTTGCGTAATAAAATAGGAGGAGAAAGATTATGCCATTATTAACAACAACCGGGGCAGCATCCGCAAGAGGATTCGGCCGTGGTGGTGGAAAGAAAAAATTTGGTGTATCATATTTAGTTATAGCTGGCGGGGGATCTGGCGGTGCTCAAAACCCAAACCAATTTGGTGGCGGTGGAGCTGGGGGTTTTAGAATTTCTTACGATAGCCCTTTAGATGCCTCTAGTCAACTTGATGTCACAGTGGGTGAACCAGTTGCCGTAACAGTCGGTGGAGGAGGTCCAGGAGACTTTAATACTTATGGTAGTCCCCCAGCTGGTAAAGGAAGTCCATCCTCATTTTCAACTATCACTTCTACAGGTGGTGGAGCTATCGGTGGAGATTTAGGAGGTGCACCTAACGGAGGTTCTGGTTGTGGATCTAAAGGTACAAGCCCAGTTACTAACGGAAACGAAGGTGGTTTTAGTCCACCAGAAGGAAACCCTGGAGGTTATGCAAACAATACTTTTCCATTTTACATGTCCGGCGGTGGCGGCGGAGCAGGTAATGCTGGTGGTAATACAGGTCCAAACACCGGAGGAAATGGTGGAGATGGATTAGCGAGTTCAATAACAGGCTCTCCAGTCACGCGAGGTGGCGGCGGAGGAGGCGGAAGTTTTGCTTTTGCTCCTTACGGTCCTGGCGGAAGCGGAGGTCCAGGAGGCGGAGGTGGAACTTCATTGGGAAATGGCACTGCAAACACTGGCGGTGGAGGAGGAGGATGTCATGGTCCAAATCAACCAGCTGGATCTACAGGTGGCTCAGGTATTGTAGTTATTAGATACGCAACAGCCGATGCTCCTTCAAATGTTACTGGAGGGACTAAAACAACAAGTGGATCAGACACCATTCACACATTTAATTCGACAGGGACATTAACGGTAGCGGATTAATTATGGCACATTTTGCAAAATTAGATGATAACAATAGAGTATTACAAGTAGTTGTAGTTGATAATAATGATGCACCTACAGAAGAAGCTGGTCAACAATTTTTAGAAAATGTTTTTGGTTGGCAAGCATCAAAATGGAAACAAACTTCATATAACACTCATGGTGGTGTTCATTATGATGAAAATAGAAATCCATCTGCAGATCAATCAAAAGCATTAAGAGCAAACTTTGCTGGTATAGGAGCAGTATATAATCAAGAACATGATATTTTTACAGGGCCACAACCTTTTCCTAGCTGGACTTTAAATACAACAACAGGTGCATGGGAAGCACCAGTTCCTAAACCAGAACTTACAGATACTATCTATGCTTGGGACGAAGATACTCAAAGTTGGATAGAAAATAACGACGGAAGACACGACAGAACTTGATTTTTGTAATAAATATCTTATAAATATTTATAAATGAAGAAAGAAATTCTAACAGAGAAAAGCATTTATATAGACACTTTGCCAAATTTGTCAAAAGTTAATAATTTGGAACTTGGTAGAAGATTGCAAGAAGAGCATGATAGTTTTATTATTTCACCTTCAAATATATATGAGGATGTAGATATACCTTTTTTAACACAAGTAAAATGGATTTCTGATTACATAGAACAAAAATTTGTTTGTTATTATCATAAAGATATTTATCTAACAGACCATTATATTAATATTCAAAAACCTAATCACATGTCTTTTAAAAGAAATAATATTAAATTAAATGATTTAAGAAATAGTGCAGATTATACAGCGTTATATGTACTTCATGGCAGTGGAAATTTGTATTTAGAATATGATGATAATGTTAAAAAACAACAAACTTTTGTTACTCCTTTAAAAGAAAAATCTATAACTGTATTTGATTCAGATGTTGAATATTTTATTGATAGAAATAAAACTGAATATAATAGAATAATTCTAAACTTTTTATATAAAAAAATTAAATGAAATTAAATCCTATTTATTTTCACTTTGATGGATCTTCGCCAAAACTTAGTGGATTAACAAACAGTTTTTGTGATGATGTTATTAAATATTGTTTAAATAAAGATGATACAATTGCAAGAGTTGGAGAGATGGCTAAAGCTTCTGATGAAGAAGTAATAAAAAATCAACATATAAGAAAATCAAATTTAGTTTGGATAGATGATCAATGGATTTACCAAACTATTCATCCTTACATTCATGAGGCTAATAAAAAAGCAGGATGGAATTTTCAATGGGATTGGTCTGAATCTTGTCAGTTTACTAAATATAATCTTAATCAATATTATGATTGGCATTGTGATTCTGCAATAATAAAAGAGGGCGACAATAAAAGAATTAGAAAACTATCGGTTACATGTCAATTAAATGATCCTTGTGAATACGAAGGAGGCGATCTTGAATTTGATCCAAGAAACTATCATCCCGATGAAAGAGATCCTAGTAAACATGTTTTTAAATGTAATAATTTAAAAAAAGGCTCTGTAATTGTATTTCCATCATATATGTGGCACAGAGTAAAACCAGTGACTAAGGGAGTTAGGTATTCTTTAGTTATATGGAATACAGGAAAGGTGTTTAGTTAAATGAAAGAATGTAAAAAACTTCCTCAATTTATGGGTGGTTGGTATATAGATAAAAAACTTACTGATCAATTAATAGAAACGTTTCATGCAAAAAATGATTTGCACCGCCCAGGTACTTTAGGTAAAAATATTGAAGATAACAAAAGAAAGAAAAGCACTGATATAGGTGTTTCTCCATATATATTAAAAAGTCCATTTCGTGATTATGTTGAAAGTGTGCTTGCTTGTGTGCAAATGTATTATAAAAAATATAGATTTGCAGATATTGGAGTTGCAGTCAATGGTATATTTACTAATTATAATATCCAATGGTACAAACCAGGTGAAGGTTATTATGTCTGGCATCCTGAAAGAACTAATTTTTTTGCTACAGGGGATAGACATTTAGTTTTTATGACATATTTAAATGACGTCAAAAATGGTGGGACTGAATTTTATTACCAAAAAAAGAAAGTACCTGCTCAAAAAGGATTAACAATAATATGGCCGGCTGACTGGACATTTACTCATAGAGGTGTTATATCTAATAAAGAAGATAAATATATAGCAACGGGTTGGATTACTTTTTCAAGAAATGAAAGAATATAATTTTAAAAAAGATAAATTTACAATTATTAAAAAAGCAATATCGTCTGAGCTTGCAGATTTTTTAGGTGACTATTTAGTTATTAAAAGAAACGCAACCGATTTATTATTTAGAACAAAATCTATTTCACCTTTTGAACATATATTTGGTGCTTTCGGAGATACGCAAGTTCCTAACAGTTACAACATTTATGGAGACGCCGCGTTAGATAATTTGTTATTAAAGCTTCAAGATAAAATGGAAAAAGTTTGTCAATTAAAATTATTACCAACATATTCTTATGCTAGAATTTATAAAACTGGCGATGTTTTAGGCAGACATAAAGATAGAAATAGTTGTGAAGTATCTACAACAATTAATTTAGGCGGTGATCCTTGGCCTATATATTTGAGTCCAAATGAAAATGTAGGTATAGAAGGTGTTGGAGGTGCTACTTTCTCATCAAATGCAAAAGGTTTAAAAGTAAATTTAAAAAAAGGTGATATGTTAGTCTACAGAGGTGAAGAGTTAGAACATTGGAGAGAACAATTTACAGGTGTAGAATGTGGTCAAGTTTTTTTACATTACAGAATAGATAATCCAAAAAATAAAAAATATATATTTGACGGTAGACTAGCTTTAGGACTACCTCAGTTTGTTCAAAATGATAGTTCTATCCTTTAATGTTGAAGAAAAAGTTAAAGACTTTTATCTTGATTTACTTGCTGAAACAATAGAACAAAGACCTAGACCAGAACTTCAAGACGGAAATAATTATTATTTTAAAAGTAAATATACAAATGAACTTTATGATATTTTTATACCGTTATGTAAAAAACATTTAAATCCTTTTACAATTAAATCTTTAAAGTTTGGAACATGGTGTTGTTTATCAGACGAACATTTTAAAATTAATTTAGATCAATGGCACAATCATAAAAAAACTGGAACTATAATAGGTGTCTTATATTTAAAAATACCTGATCAAAAAAAGAATGGAATTGACTTTAAATTTAATGGTGAAGTAAAAACATATAAACCAAAACCATTTGATTTAATTATTTTCCCTAGTTATCTAGATCATAGACCTCAGAGTTCAGAAACAGATAAAAAAAGAATTAGTATTAATATAGAATTACAGTGTAAAGAATCTTCTGAATACATCTTTCATGAATTATAAAAGAAATTGTAATGGTTGCACAAAATGTTGTGAGGGTTGGCTTCCAGATGTTGTTTACGGAAATAAAATGTATCAAGGTAGACCTTGTCATTTTAAAATGAAAAACGGATGCGGGATATATAAAAATAGACCAAAAAACCCATGTAAAGACTATAATTGCGAATGGTTAAAAGATACTAGAATACCTGAGTGGTTTAAACCAAGTGAGTCTGGTATTTTATTAACAGGTAGAAAAATAAATAAAATAGATTATCTTGAGATTACAGAAGCAGGGTCTTCATTAACAATTGAAATGTTAAACTGGTTATTTCAACTACATTTAAAAACAGGGACAAATATGTATTATGAAATAAAGGGTGGATGGAATTGGATGGGAACACCTGAATTTTGTAAAGAAATGCAAATTAAACATGCAAAATAATTTTTTAAATTATTTAAAGAATATAAAATATCCTTCTAACAAACAAAAACAAAAAGAACTTTGGGATGTAGAAGGTATTATTAAAAATAAATCTAATCAATCTTTAAAATTTGATTTAAGACCTCTATCTAAATATGGACATGACGTTGGCAAAAAGGGAAGCATTAATACTAAGGCAAACAAAATGGTGTTTGAAGCCAAAGATCAATGGATTCTTGTAGATATAGAGGAGCTACATGAATATTTAAAAGAAAAAAAGCTTGAAAAAGTTTATTTACAAGATTTGATATCCAAGTTAGATTGGAATATAATACTACCAAAAATTTAAAAACTATATATAGTCCATTTCTATGTTACAAAAAATAGGATTTCAACCAGGCATTAATAAACAAATCACACCTACAGGAGCTGAAGGCCAGTGGATAGATTGTGATAATGTTAGATTTAGATATGGCACACCTGAAAAAATAGGTGGATGGAATCAATTAGGCACTCAAAATGAAAATGAACTTACAGGGGCTGGACGTGGGCTTCATCATTTTGTTAACAGTTTAGGTAGAAGATATGCTATTATTGGCACAAACAGAATTTTATACGCTTTCTCTGGAGGTGTATTTTATGACATTCATCCTATTAAAACTACAACAACACTTACAAGTGCGTTTACCACAAGCAACGGATCACCAACTGTTACAATAACTTTCCCAACAGGTCATGGTATTAATCCACAAGATATTATTTTATTAGATAATTTTACTACAATTACAGGATCTAATTTTAGTGCATCAGATTTTGATGACAAAAAATTTATGGTAACATCTGTTCCGACAACAGAAACAATAACAATTACGATGCCTTCAAATGAAACAGGATCTGGTGCTACAACATCTGGTGGTATTAGAGTTCAACATTATTATCCGGTTGGATCTGCTGTTCAAGAAAAAGGATTTGGTTGGGGTCTTGGGTCTTGGGGTGGAGAGGCATCTAACCCAGTTACAACAACTTTAAATGGAGCATTATTAGATGATACTGCAGGTACAGGTGGATCTGGAACATCGATTGTTTTAGCTGACGCTACACAATTTCCAAGTTCTGGAACTAATTTTATTCAGGTGGGTAACGAAGAAATATCTTATACTGGTGTTTCAGGTGGAACTACATTAACAGGTATTACAAGAGGTGTTCGAAATTCTACAAGATCTGCTCATAGTGATGGGGCTTCAGTTAAAAATAGCACTGACTATGTTGCTTGGGGTGAAGCAGCATCAGGTGACTTAGTATTAGAACCTGGTATGTGGTCACTAGATAATTTTGGTGATAAGGCTATTTGTTTAATACATGACGGTGAAGTATTTGAATGGAACTCTGCTTTATCAAATGCAACAGAAACAAGGTGTAATATTATATCTGGAGCACCAACAGCATCAAGACACATGGTTGTATCTACACCAGATCGTCACTTAGTATTTTTTGGAAC